GTAGAGTACTGTGTAGACTGTAAGATGTCAAACACCATCTTTTCAGCGCCCTTGTTAATCTTCTTAGCAAGGCCTTCAGATCCTTTGATCTGCTTGTCAATTGTTTTTATACTCATAGTTGTAAAATAAAAAAGGGAGCTATTTGCTCCCTAATTGGTTAATTAATTCTATAGTTTTTAAAACCTGTCCTTGATTTTTAGGCAGGTATAGTACAGGGGGATCTCCCTGCTGTTGTAAGTGATTTTTAAATAATTTCCATTTTAAAGGAAAGACGTCGTTAGCAAAACCTTTGACTTCTATAATCCATTTACCATTGGGGTCTACAAAATCAGGAGTGTACGTAATATCTCTAACTTTATCAGAGTTATTTATGTACTCTCCTTTTGTAGATCTTTTGTTGCTAGGCTCGATACTCTCTTGCTCAAAGCGGAACCCTTCCATAAGAACATACTTCTTCTTTTCATATAAAGATTTTATTCCTGCCTCTTCTAATTTCTTGTACGTAAATAACTCAAGCTTAGATCTAAACTTGATTCCTTTATATACTTTAGAAACGGCGTTCCTAACTTTCTTGTTCTTGGTTTGTTTGGTCCTTCTCTTCACTGCGTTGTATTTTAAGCCTGTCGTGGTAAAAGTCTTCGTCAATATCTTTAATTTTATCTAACATTTCTACTTCTAATCTTTTTGCTTCTGTTTTACTACCTACGTCTAACGGCGTACCAGTGCCCAGGTTGGCAAACATAATTACAGTATCATGTAAAATTTTATCTACTTTACGTCTAACTTCTTTATTAGTTTTATATTTAAAGTTTCCTACTTCTCTATTCATACTTGTATCGATATTAATGTTCTCAGCCCTTCAAATGATTTAAAATGCGCCACATAATCTGATAAGTCTTTAAGCTCGTAAAAATCTGGTATTGATACATTTTGTAATTTGTATCTTTTACATATTTTAATTGCCATTGACTGCCCCGGATTATCAGGTTTATTAAAGTCATTGTCATAAAAGACTACTACTTTTTTGAACCTTTCTTGGAGCTCTTTGATTGTTTTTTCTTCGGGCATTTGCATTTCTGATTGCAAGGCGATTGCGGGGATACCCATCTCGAACAAGCACATAACGTCTTTGAGACTTGAAGCCAAAACGCAGAGTTCTGCAGTTTCAGGTAATTGATTGTATCCTTGTATATGTTTTTTAGTTGTATTACTAAACCATTTTCTTTCGTCATAGGGAGAATATATTTTATATTTAGATCCCAATTTATAACAATATGATAAAGTACAGGTTACCCTGTTGTCGTTTATCCAATAATGTGAAATTGGGGAAACGCCAAATTTAACTAAAGTTTTTTTACTAATCAAATACTTTGACCAAAAATCTGCATCTTTAACATTCCAAGGCCTAGACTTCTTCTTTATTAGTATGAGAGGCTTAACATATTCTTTTATAGAACTGCGCATTCCCATAACTCCTCTAGTAAAAATCATTTCCTCTTTTCTGTTTGCAAGATTTAATCTAAAGTCATTATCTATAATCTTTAGAGCTTCGTAGAAATTACAATTGTATGCAACTTTAACATAAGTAAAGCAGTTAAAAGTGTGATCTGGATGACCAAAGTCTTTATACAGTAATGTATCATTCCATTGAATAATAGATACTGAAGGAGACTTATCGTCACGTATAGAACTGCAAAATTTAACTCCTAGCTCTTTAAAGTTAGGACAATAATAACTAAAAATATCTATCTCTCGTATCCTGCTAAGAATCATTTCTACAGAGAGATGGTCTTCACTATTTCTACTTTTAATCATAGTCTGCTAATTTAAATAAAAAAGGGCAGCTTTTACACTGCCCTCTTTAATTACTAACTTGGCCAAAATACGACCAACTGTTCTTTACACCCAGTCGTCGTCTTCTGATACTGTCGCATCTTCCTTGTCTGGAGTTACATGTGCAAGCTCAGGACTGAATACACCCCACGCTAGTGTAGTGTCAAACTCAGCATTAAACGCACCATAGTCATCATTTAACTTCTTTACGAATAGATCATCTCGCTTATTGCCAGATGTACGACCAAATACTTTAGTATAAATAGATTGATATTTACCATCTTTTACACCAACCAATAGTCTTACTGTATTAGCAGATAATAATTTAACTAAGGCTTTTAACTCAGTAACATCACCGCGTACAATCTTGTCTATAGTCTCAAAGTAAACTTCATCACCATTAGCAACATTAGCCCACGCTTTAGTAAAGTTAATCAACGTCTCCTCACCGGTTACAGCAATGTGATTACCTTCCATTTTATACCAATCGTACTCAGGAGCGCCTTCAGACCAAGTAGCCTGACCTACATTATTCATGTATTGATGCTTACCTGATTGAGAAACTCTTTGCTTAGAGTTCATTAGTATATCAAATCTAGTAGTTAGGTCCTCATTCTTAACCCAGAAGGTTAGTTTAAAGTATTCTTCTCCACTAAATTCTACAAAATAGTTAGGATCTTGCTTTACCATGATTCCTAACTCGTGCAGCTCAGCCATTGTAGGGTTAACTGCGATTACATTAAAGTTAGACAAGCCAGAGTATAATTTTATACCTCCGCCCGTCACTTCGACATTACTGTCATTGCTTTTAATAGCCATAAATAAATAGTTTTAATAATTAAAATTCAAATTCATCTTCATCATTATCCTGTAACTCAGGTGTAGCCTCTACAATCATAGATGCTTCTGTGTGTACATCCATATCAGGAATTTGTACATCTGCAGTGTCTACAAGACTAGTCTGATTAGGATTTGGTAATGTGTCATCAACAAAGTTAAAAGAAAGTTTACGCTTCTTTTTAGCCTTCTTACCTTTTAACGATGGGTGTTGAAACATTTGCCCCACTTCCCATTTCTGCAGGTTATACTTTTCTTGTATACCTGTACGATCAATACCGTTGTCTAGGTCTTCTAGAATCATAGTTACAGTAATAGTTGATGGTGTTTGGTTTGTTTGCGTGGCCTCGCCAGGATTTGTTCTTGCTTCAATCATGATTTTTGTTTTAAAGCGGTTAATCAATAAATATTTTAGACCAGTCTAAGGGCATGGTCTCTCCCTTTAAGTGATTACAACGTGAGCCAGCTGTAATATCATCCATAGAATTAAACGAGACCATAGTCTTGTCATCTTCTCTGTAGATATAACCAACAGCGTCAGCATTAGCGCATGTAATCTGCTTGATTTTACCAGTCAAGTCAAGGTCCTTTACAGCAACCTCTTTGCCTTTCTTCTCAAGCATCTTGTCCTTTAGGTGACCAACTAGAATCACATGATCCGCTAGTTTGTTCAGTCTATCTATCCACTTTTTGTAGGCTATACGTAAATATAAATAGCCAGCGCCGTTAGGCAATGATAGTACTGACGCACCAGGGTTCTTCTGTTCAAAGTTTTTACCCATAGGAGTTTGCATGTACAATACTTTTGCATCAGCTTCACACCATTCCTCAAGTTTTGAGATAGTGTCAATAGCAATGTACTTGTACGGCCTTCCCTCTTTGATGATTGCTTTACCAACCTCTCCAAGTTCTTTTAAACTGCTAACTTTAACTTTTAGGGCGTCAACCATATCAGAGCCATCCTCCAAGTCAATAATTAAACAATCTTTTAGTTGTGATAATACTGTAGTCTTGCCTATCTTAGGTGGACCATAGATTATCATGTTCTTAGGCGATTTACGGCTCGCCTTTACCACTTTTTTTGGTAGTTCCATAGTTAAAATATATATCTAATTTTATTCCAAGGTATTTTACTTTCGTGCAGCTCCTTAAACTGCTTTATAAACTTCTTCTTATCAGATATTTTATATCTAATATTCTCTCCGCCATACTGAGATGTTTTAGTCTCTTGTATGTCTGGGCGCCAAAGTGTTATCTCAGTATTACTATACTTTTGTAGATTAACAAAGTGTTTTTTAAAGTTATGTGTCAGAAATATAACTTCAGATAATACAATGTCTTTATAGTCTACATAAGTGTTAACTGTATCAAACAGATCAGCGTAGTCTTCTAGCCAGCCAGGGTATACAATTACAGGACTGTAATTTATATGTACATCATAACCTGCATCTACAAAAGCATTGATAGCTTTTATCCTATCAATAATCTTAGATGTGTTTGGTTCGTGTATGTCCGCCATGTGCTGAGGCATCAAACTAAATCTTATACGTACTTTACCTTCAGGGTCAAACGTAGTAAGATTAGGATTTACGTACTTTGTAGCAAAGCTACCCATAGCTATAGGATGATCTCTGAAAAACTCAAAGATACGTTCCCACTCGTGGTACTTAGCATGCAATGCAAAATCCTCATTACAACTAATGTCATAAGTTGTATAGTTAGAGTGTGTCTGGTTAGGTTTATCTACTGGTGTAAAAAACGCATGATTATTTATCTCTGTAAGTATATCATTTGTATTTGTAGCAACAGATAATCCATCCGGTTTGTGACGCTTCATATAACAATACGAGCAATCATACAAACATCCATGACCAAAGCTAGGTGATATAAAATCTGTAGACCGGCCTGACTCTCTAATTGTAAATGTTTTGCGAGTTACTTTTTGTATCATTTTCTTTCCTTTATTGTAAATGTACTCAACTCTGCTTCGTATGGTATCATACCAAGTAAACCATCACGATTCTTCTCCATATGACATGCTAGCAAACCAACCGGATCTTCATCGCAGTAGTCTCCTGTAATACCATACAGGTCATGCGGGCGTTGCAACATCATTACAACATGCGCATCTTGACCAATAGAGTCACCACCAAACAAGTCAGACAGCATAGGCTGGTACTGATTCTTAGCACGGTGCTCTTGCTCAATGTTACGGTTAAGTTGAGATAATAATATATTAATAGTACCCATCTTAGACTGCATCCACATACAACCTTTTGAGACTGTATTTAACTTCTGCAACTCAGAGTCTTCTGAACCTCTGATCAATCGAGAGTGGTCCATTAGATTTATAATTGTAGCTCCAGGGTTACTATTAAACACATCTTCATTAGCGTTCATAATAAACTCCATAGTTCTAGGCACGTTGTTAAAGTATATATTATAGTTAGAAAACTTACGAACTTTACTAGCATAAGTCTTAAAATCTATATCAGACAAAGGATTATCTACAGACAGTAGCTCTCCCATTTGTTTCTTTACATCTTTTGATGCGGTACGCATTACCTGCTGGTAACCGGGCATCTCAAACGTCCAATATAATACAATAATGTCCCTAGCTGTGTTAGTATCTAGAACATCAAAAACTAGTTGATTACTAAAAGCAGACTTACCAACGCCAGGACGACCAGCTATGACATACATCTTACCTTGTTGTAAACCACCAAGTAAATTCCTATTCATTCTAGGCCATGCAGTTTTTAGTACATTACGCTGTCCTAACTTAGCTTGTTTTACAACAGCTATAGACTGATTAACAGCTTTGTCTATTTTTTGAAAACCTCTTGATTTATATACATCAAAGTTTTCGGGTGATTCTTCTTTCTGATTTTCCATCTTCATCTATGTCTTCATACTTTTCCCAAGTATAGTTATTTAACCACGTTTCTATATTCTGCATATACTGCAGCTCAGTAACTTTCAGCTGATTGCGTAAACCTTGCATTACTTTTATATGTATGTGGGGTTTGTTTTTTACAATCCTCTCATATCTACGCTTTGCTTTCTTGTTACTAGTAGCGTCAGGGTCTTTACCGCTCAATACACGAACATTACCACTAGATGTTTTGACTCGGTTAGGATAAGTAGAAAGTAATTCTGCAAACATTTCATCAATGTCACTTACAAATAATCTTTCAAACTTACCACTAACTAAATCTAATTCACCTTCTACTAGCCATCCTTTATCTATTAATCCTTGACGTATGTCACTGAACTTAACCTTGTCTAACAATTTATAAGCCTCCTTATGTACTATGTACAAATAAGTATACTCATCAGGAGACAAGTCATGCTCTGTTATAAGTTTAAGATTAATATCCATTTTGACTTCTATTTAGTATAAAGTCTTCTATTGCCCAAGAATATGTAAAACAGTCCATAACTTTCTCTACAGAAACCTTACACTTAAACTCTTTAAATATAAGTCTTACGTAATCGTGATAATTTTGTACTTTATATTTATCATCTATCATTTTTATAGCTACGATTAGCATCTCATTAGACATGCCTTTTGTAATCTTTATAGCTTTTTCCAACTGTCTATCCATTTTACATTTTTTAAAGATTTAACACTACTTTTTAGCCACTTCTCTTCCTGGCTATCTTTTACATACAGACAAATTATTTGTCCTCGTTTATTAGGCTGATACCTAATAATTCTACCAACTCGCTGTATCATAGTCAAACCTTTACTGGTAAGACCACAAATCACAGCCATGGTGGCATCAGCTACATCAAAACCTTGATTAAGCGCTTTAGTTGAACATAGCACAGGCTTGTCACCTGATCTAAAATCTACTAATGCCTGCTTTTTTTGCTTTTTAGTTTTACCACTATGATATACAGTAGAAAACGTTTCTGTAGCTTCTGCAAGTTTATCAGTAAACTCGTTAGAGCCTCCGAAAACTAGTATTTTCTCGCTAATATTTTTTATTACTATGCGCTGCAGCACGGCTAGCTTAGATGACGCATGGTCAACTATATTTTTTCTAGCCCTGATTGCACGGTAAAACTGTACAGCTGCGGCTTTCTCTTGCCCAGTTGCTGTGTGTTTACCCGCACCCATAATATAATTAGCTTTCTCAAATGCATCAAACTGTCCTAGCTGATACTTTGCATAAACAAAAGTTTTATTAGCCTTGTCATACTCGGCCTTTTCTACACTGTCAAGCTCTACAGGTACACATAAAACTTCATAAGGTGACACTAACCCTAGGTTAACGCACTCATCTAATGTTATTCTGTATATTGTAGGAGCTATCTCTTGTAAAAGGTCACAGTACTCCATATCTTCAGGCAGTGTAGCTGTCATACACAATATTCTATTCCAAGTATTGTTTTCAAAGAACTTACGATACTCAGGAGATAGGCCTAGATGTATCTCATCACACACAACAACGTTGTAATGCATACTTTCTAGTTTATACGCAGACTGGTAGCACATAATGTCTACACTATCTAGTATATCTTTGTATCCCCATTTTATAAACTCTTGCTTAAACTGTTCTTGTAATTGTTGTGTAGGCACTAGTACTAAACACTTGCCTTTACCGTCGTGCTCGTCTAAACTGCGTCCTATTGCAAGGACACCACACCTAGACTTACCAAAACCAGTACCTGCCACAATACTGCCAGTAAAATTAGCACGAGCCCAACTATTAAGGGCCTTCTTTTGTTCTGCATCTTTAGTTTTAATTAAGCTATTTATTTGCATTTCCATAAGTTAACAGTTCTTTCTGTAGCTTGGTCATAGTAGTCACCTGCGTGCTCTACTAGACCTTTCTCTCGAAGCTCAGACACTCTACCTGTAACTCTGTTTATATCCCAGTCTAAATGCTTAGCTATCATTCTATTTGTAGCTTGTTTTAAATCTACTGATAAAACTTTGAGTACTTGAGCTTGTCGTTTACTTATTACATTGTCATCAAACAGTTGTTTGTATGACTCTACTGATTTATCATTCATAGTCATGTTTATTAAGTATTTCTTGTTCTAAATCATCCTCATCTATTAAATCAGTATCTAGCAAAAACTTAAACACGTCTACTTGTACAAGTTTGCCGCTCCTATCTGTAAGAGTGGCCCACACATTGTAAACTTTAGCATAAGCACTGCTGCCAGGATGTCCAGGGTCTCCGTTACTAGTATAATGCACTGATTTTTCAGCCGCATTATATTCATAGTCAACAGTAACGTGCCACCCGTTATCCAGTTCTACATTCATTTCCATAATTAAATTTTTAATCCGTTAGTAATTAGCATTATTATAAGTGTTACAATAATACTTACAAAGCCTATAAAACATGCGAATAGGCTGTAATCAAACTTGGGTTTTTCTTGTTTCATTGTCCTAATACATTGTGAATTGCAGACAGCTGTGATTTAGCTTCCTCCAACTCTAGTTTTAAATATTTATTTTCCGTTACAAGCGCATCTATAAAATCAGCACCTGAATCCATAGATATATCTACCTGGCCTTGCTCTACAGCGTAGTCACACAACTTGAAGAAGTGTGCATACACTGCGTCTGATTTCAATAAGCCATCATGTTGATGCCAATAATGAAGTACAGAGCTATGGTCTCTCTTGATAAATCTACCTATGTCTTTCAAAGGCATGTGCAATGTCTTACGTGCAAGTACACAAAACATACGCCTAGCATCTACAAGCTGGCGTAATCTTACGCGACTCTTGATGTCTTTCGGGTTTGTCTCTGTTACCTCAGCTACAAGCTTAAGGATAGCATGACAACGTTTTAAGTTACCTACATTGTAAGCTTTTACTTTTCCCATGATTTACTAATATTTGTGTCCGCTTTTAGCAGACCGTTAGTTACTACTTGCAACGCTGCAAGCTCCATTAATTCCGTCATTTTAACTACCCACTTTTCAGCATAACTATTTGTGCATATAGTATCTATTTGATCATGCACTGTCATAACTACCTGCACAGGTGCATTAGTTATTTTAATGTAATCTCTTATTAATACTAAAGCTAGTTTAGTCATATCAGCTGATGCACCTTGTATAGGCGTGTTCTTACTAGCACGTTCAATACTACCAAGCTCAAAAGCTGCGCTTCTGTCTTTGTACATTCTAGGTGACCAGTCAGGGAACCAACGACGTCTGTTGTAAGGCGGAAAAGTTTTGATGTATCCATACTTTTTACCAAAGCTACCTAGTTTATCTAGGAACCCACCAATAGCTGGGAACGCCTCAAAGTATTTCTCAATCAATATCTCTGCCTCTTTGATGCTAATATCTAAAGTATCAGCGAGCTTATGCGGGCCCATACCGTAAGCTAGTCCAAAGTTAATAGTCTTAACGTTCGTACGTAGCTTACCATGTTTGGGACACTTACACTTACTCTTATTCTTCATGTAATTACAGTCACCTTCAGCTGTATCTATCCACTCTTGTCCATACACAAGGTCAGCACATACACTGTGCAAGTCTTGTCCTTGTTCAAGAGCGTTTATCCATACTGGGTCTTTGCTACCAAATGCAATAACATTTAGCTCTTGGCTAGAATAGTCACTACTAACAAAGCACCACCCATCAGGAGCCAAAAAGCAATTACGGAACTTATTATCAGCAGGTATCTGCTGCATGTTTGGCCTTTTACTGGCCACTCGACCTGTGTCAAGTATCTGATTAAATTGCGTATGTATTTTACCATCACATGATACAAATTTGAAGAAGTCTTTACCATAAGAGGTAGCCAGCTTCATCTTTTCTTTGTATTTCACATACAAATCAATAATCTTGTGCTGACGTCTGTACTTATACATCTTCTTACCATTGACGTCTTCTAGTTCAGGGACCAATTTCTTAAATACTTTCAATACTTGTGTAGGGCTGGTCCATTTAATCCCAACTTTACGTATATCTTCAATAGGAGTAAACAAGTCACCTTGAATATGAGCTAACACAAAGCACGATAACTCTGGAGACGATTTTACCAGGTTATCTAATTTATCTCTCATATCCAAAGCTTCTTGTTCGCTAGCTTTCGCTATCACCTCCCACTTATCTCTGTCTATGCTAATACCATTAAATTCTATGTCAGCAAATGCTAACACAGAGTTATTTTCTAAGTCTACAACTTTCTCTAGTTTAAAATCTACTATTTTAGGTAGTTGTAAGACTCGTATTTTACACAGGTACTCTACATCTTTAGCGCCGTAAACTATCTGGTCATCACGATAGGCTTGTCCTGATAGGCCTATAAACTGGTTTCTGACATCCTTGTTTAATTCTACATTTAAGTAGCGCTTACAAAGGTCTTTCAGTCCATAACCTATGTGACGACCGCAAGATAGTATTCGTTCAACCAAAAACGTACAGTATACTCCTTCACATTCTATGTTTGCCCACATTTTTATAAACTTGTAGTCAAACTTAGCATTGTGAAATATCTTTATTATCTTTTTAGACTCTAGTATATCTCTTAGTGGTTCTATACTTACAAACCGTGTGTCTATTACAAACTGTTGATCTTCATCACCAATCTGAAACATAATCATACGTTTGCATGTAAAGTCAAAGCCCTCTGTCTCAGTGTCTACACCAAGAACTGACTTAGTTGAGCAGTAATTTACTACATCATCTATCGTCCCCAGGCGATAAGAATCGCTCAGGCTCGTCGTTTGCGTAACGAATGTTATCATCTGTCAAATCTTTTAAGAATGTATCCTGAAACTCTATCAAGTATTTAGCATAAGTTAAGCTAATAGTCTTACCCTGCCAACGCATAACTTCTCTATCTTCTGCGTAAGCTTTAAGATAATCTTTGCGTAAATCTTCAATATAGCCCTCACGCATAGCTATGTATAATTCTTTCATCTTTCCCATCTGTTTTCTAGTTATTAGAGCATAAAAAAGGGAGCCTATGACTCCCTTCTTATGCATTGTTAATGTGTTTAAAATTGTTTACTTAGTGTTATTACTTATTATCTTTCTAATTACAACTGTTAATACTAAAAAATTGAAACTTAAAAATAATGTTAAAAACATGTAAACTTGATTCTCTGAAATGAGGTTATAATAAAAACTTATATAATTACACTACAAATATAATATATTATTATAATTACAGCAAACAAATATTTATTTTATTTGAGTTACATCTACTGAGACACCATTCTCTGCACATTTAGTTATAAAGTCCTCAACGTCAGATATATAGAACTCATCACCTGTTGAAGTTTTTGTTATAGCTTCATACTTTACAGCATCAATTGGTAAAATTGTGTGTTCAATCTTCTCTGATTCCGTCAAAATAACGTCAGTGTTAGCGAAGATTAGCTTACCATCGTGTGTACAATAATCGCCATCTCTACCCCTTTTCTTAGCTATTTCATAAGCATTATCTACTTGATACTCATTCTTAGGATAAATAGTCTCCTCAATAATGATACGTAGACGTACGTTATTAGCCTTAGGGTTCAGATAGTTAAGAGTTACAACTTCCTGACCTCTGTCATTAAGTGTCCACTTAAGTTTATCTGTATTAATCCCAAAGTGTTTTATAATGTCTTTAGGATCAGCTGGATACCAAGCACGCCTGATACCGGTTTCATATCTCTCATCTGACTCATTAAATACAGAAGCAGCTC